ATTGTTTTTAACGGCTCCATAGTTCAAGGGATAGAACGAGGGTTTCCTAAACATTGGGGCAGAGCGGAACACGACATCCGAGCGAAATTACACACAACTTTTTCGCCGGATTATCTATAACAGACGTAAGCCCTTGTAGTTCAACGGATAGAACGGCGGTTTCCTAAACCGCAAATCCGGGTTCGATTCCCGGCGAGGGTACAAGAAGCGACGGAATTTTCCGTCGCTTCGTTCATTTTTGCACGCTTCGTTTGTATATTTGCTCGCAAATGTTGTCAAATAGTTGTCAAAAACCTGCACCATGCCGACCACATTCAAACCTGTTGTCTACGCCGACAATAAACGGCAGGACGGAACCTACAACGTAAAGATACGAGTGACCCATCGACGGCAGACATTGAAGCTGTCGACGAATATGTACGTCGCCGCACACCAAATGACGCGCGCGCTTAAACTCAAAGACCAAAGCATAATCGACGAGGCGAAACGAATCATCGACAACTGGCGCGCCATCGTCGGACGGCTCGGAGCTGCGGCCGACGTTATGACCGTCCGGCAGGTAGTCGACTACATCAAGCAGACGGAGCAGAACAACATGGCTTTCGAACTCGATTTTATCGCCTACGGACGCAAAAAGGCCGAAACGATGCGCCCCGGAACGGGCATCGGGTATCAGATCGCCTTAAATGCGTTGGTGCGGTATATCGGCACGGAAACACTTGACATCAGCCGGATAAATGCCCGATTCCTTACGGGCTTCGAACAGTTCATCGAGGCCGAACCCGTTCTGACGCACAGCAGAAAGGGCGCAATCCGCCAACTACACAAGACCAAGAAAGGCGGCCGCGCCATATCATCCTATCTTGCCTGTGTCCGCCACATCCATAATCTCGCAAAACAAGAGTTTAACGACGAAGAATTGGGCGTCATCCGCATACCGCAATCACCGTTCAAAACCTACAAGGTCAAGCAACCGCCAAAGGTCAAAAAACGAGCCGTCAGCCCCGATATACTCCAACAAATAATCAACCTCGGCGATGAACCACGCCGCGCTGGGTCGATCTCTGATTTCACGCGCCGCGATCTTGCCCGTGATTGTTTCCTCCTATCGTTCGGCCTTGCAGGCATGAACGCAGCCGACCTGCTGTCGTGTCCGGCGCAGCCGCTCGACGGCGACGTTATTATCTACAATCGGCAGAAGACCGCGAGCCGCCGCGAGGACGAGGCCGAAATGCACATCCGCATCGAACCGCAGATCGCGCCACTCGTCGAGAAATACAAAGACCCCATGGGAAAGCGGTTGTTCCGGTTCCATTTGCATTACAGCACGGGAAACACGTTCAACTGCGCGCTGAATCAAGGTTTGAAGCGAATAGACGCGGCCCTGCGGGCGATCCGCGACGCCGACCAACGTCAGAACGACGCCACAGGCGAAGATCGCCCCCTGCCGGAACATATCACATTCTATGCCGCCCGGCACAGCTGGGCAACGATAGCCCGTTCGGCCGCGCTCAAAATCGACAAATACACCGTACACGAGGCACTGAACCACGTCGACGCAGATATGAAAATAACCGACCGATATATCGACCGCGATTGGTCGGTCATTTGGCAGGCAAATGCAAAAGTACTTGGCCTGCTCGATTGGTCGGAACTCAAAAAAAGAGAAGAAAATCGGAAATAATCGGCGGGAATTTTGCATAATAAACAAATGTTTATTATATTTGCATTGTCAATAAAGCCAAAAGGATATGAAAAAACCAAGCAAGGAACAAAAGGAGTTCGAAGCAGAGCTAATTTACTATTTAAGGCTTTACAGCGAACTAAAAGGAAGAGAGGGAGCCGCAAAAATCCTCGCTTCCATTGAGGAGGAAATCAACAAGCTGGTCGAAATCCTCAAAGAATTGTAAAACACAGCTCCCCGCCTTGCGGGGCGGGGAGCATAAACAAAATAGACTATGGCAACCAAGAAAGAAATGGACGATTTGAAACGTCGTTTTATAAGCGCAGAAACGGAAGAAGAACGTAACGAAATCGGCAAAGAGATTTCCGCAGCAATCGAACAAAACGCCGAGGAGGTCGCCGCGATCACCCTTTCGCAGATCAAGGAAACGAACGAGCGCGCACAGGACGAATTAGTGCGCAATCGCCTTAAATCTGTGCTTCCGGCAATTTCGTTGTCCTACATTGCCAAGACTTATTTCAATAAAAGCCGCAGTTGGCTGAATCAGCGTATTAACGGCAACACGGTTAACGGAATGCAGGCCAAATTCTCGCAGGAGGAGCTACGCACGCTCGATTATGCGTTGAAAGACCTTTCGGAAAAACTTGCAGAAATTCGCGTTTCATAGCCTTTGCTTTATTGACAATCTCGCAGAAGCGAAACGCGACGCCCCGGCCAAACGGTCGGGGCGTTTTCTGTACATATTTTCACGGGGAAAATTAACCCCTGCGTACATAATTTTTTACATATTTTCGGGCTATTTTGTAAACATCTGCCCGCGGCCTGTCAACAGCCAACGAGGCGAAACGCCGTAATGCTCGACGATAAACGTCAGCCACGCCGTCGGAATCTCCCGGCGGCTATCCGTGTTATCGCGCTTTTTGTAAAAATTGCGCTTGTCGATGCCACCCTCGCGGCAAAACGTCTGTATCTTCGTTTCGCCCATCGCAAGCAAGGCATCGAACGCCTCGAAAAATCTGTCCGCAACGGTTTGCATAGATCAATACATTTTGCAAGCAGCTATGATTTCATCCTTATACTTGTAAATATCGTCCAATGATTCAAGCAGGTGTTTCTGCCCCCATTTCTCCACGTTGCAAGTTTCGAGATACTTATTTGAACTATTGAAATACAGGCGACAGATCGGTTTTCGGTTATTGTCGTCAAGCAGGATTCCGAAATACGACATCGTATCACGGTACTGCACGCGGTTAATATCGTCGACCTCCGGATAAAGAATTGACCGAACGATATAAAATCCCTGCAATTCCTCTTCCGTAGTTACGATTCGGTTATCCTCTATTTTTTCTGCCTCATCCGAAGTTGCGGCCACATCCGCCCCCTGTTCGGTCTTATCGACCTTGTTTTCTACTACCGTATCGGCAGAGATCGCCGATTTAAGGCGTTCATTTATGTAATCGTTGGTGTATTGTACAAATGCCTGTTTCACAATCGCGCGGAATTGCCCCATTACAACGTCGTTGAAACGGCCGGGATAAATCGGCCGGGCAAAGTATTTGACGAACTCGTCGCTGGGATTGTTGATTTCCCGGTCAATGGCATTTCGAATTTCATTTGTAAACTTCAATTCACTGGCGGTGTTGAGAATCGTGTCTACATCGAAATAACTCTTGTGGAACTCACGCAATTTATCGACCTGCGATTCCCGGTATTTCTCCATATTGAATTCGAAGAACGGTTTTTCATCCATCTTGTTTTTCTCTACCAAGTCGGTATAAAAACGATAGATAATGCCGTTGGTCAGAATGCCGAAGCGGGCGTTGGATACATGGAAATAACGAAACAGTTGCCCGTTATGCGATGTAAGGTCTTCTTTCCAATGTTTGCACTCAATCAGAATAATCGGCTGGCCGTCTTTATGAATGGCATAGTCGATCTTTTCCCCTTTTTTAATCCCTAAATCGCAAGTGTATTCGGGGACAACTTCCGTCGGGTCAAATACATCGTATCCGAGGGTTTGAAGAAACGGCATAATGAACGCCGTTTTGGTCGCCTCTTCGGTTTGGGTATTCTCTTTAAGTTTGATAACCCGTTCACTCAACAGCTTGATTTGATCTTTGAAATCCATTTTGATATGTTTTTACTGGTTATTGGCAGATTGGAAACCCGATTCGAGGGGTACATCTTCAAACTTAACGGCAACCCCGGACGCTTGCCACACAGGGCGTTTGTTTGCATCCAGTTCCCGGTAGATTCTTACACCGATCAAGCCGTTCGCCCCTCGCGTTTTAGCTCTTTCGACAAGCATATCAAGTATTTTATTAGGGGTTATATCATCCGCTGCGCCGGGGCCGAACTCCTCTCCGTACTCCATCGCAATCGAGGCAATAGGGAGGTATTTATATGTAGGTTGAGCCTCTGACGGAAAAATCCAAAAACCGCTGTTGATGTAATCTGCATAGTCAACAGAATACCTTACCGTATAGGCTTGGTATGTGCAACACGTCAAACACCAAACGGCGCAAAGTGCGACAATTCTACCAATCCCAAGATGGAGTATCGGCCCTTTCAGAATCTTCGAGGGG